CGTGGACGACGTCGCGCGCTGGCTCGGGGTGCCGCGGCAGATGCTCGAGAACAGCGACCCCTCGTTCGGGAACGCGGAACAGTTCGACGACAACTTCATGACCTACACGATGGGGCCCTGGCTGAGCCTCTTCGAGTTTGCCGTGAACGGGCAACTGATTCTCGCGCGGCAGACGTACTACGCCGAATTCACCCGGGATGCGATCGCGCGGGGCAAGTTGATCGACCGCTGGAACGTCCACGTGGCCAGCGTCAACGCGGGGATCAAATCGGTCGACGAAGCCCGGCGCAAAGAAGGCCTGAACGCCCGCGGGGGCAAAGCCGACGAGCTCCGCGACCCGCAGAACATCACCGGCAAGCCCACCGCGGCGATTCCTTCGAGCCAACCGGCGAAAGGTAACCAGGGGAGCGCGAAGGCCACCGCGATCGTCACGGCCGAAGCCGCGCGGATTCTCCGGACCGAAGTCGCGTTCGTCCAAAAAGCCGCGGTCCGGCATGCGGCCGACGGGGACGCCTTCGCGGTGGCGATCACCGAGTTCTACGCGTCGCACGCGGGGTTTGTGGCCCGAGTGCTCGTGCTCTCGCTGGCGGACGCGGATCGCTATTGCGCGGGCCAGGCGGCGCAGCTCGTCGCCGGCGACTGGCTCCACGCCCTCGAGGTGTGGCGCACGGACGACTATGCGGCGGGGCTCGCGGCGCTGGCGCTCGAGGAGGCGGCCTAGTGGCGCAGCCGAACGTCCCCATCATCGGCCAGCCCTTCACGCTGTCCGATCTGTCGCTCCCGGTGAACTGCGTCGTCGCGTGCAACTGCACGATCCCCGCGGTGCCCTTGGCGGTGATCGCGAGCGCGTTCGTCACCTGTCCGGGATGTCGGAAGACCTATCGCGTCACGTTCAATCCGCAGAACGGGCAAGTCGAGGTGGCGATGGCGCTGCCTGAACCCGAGAAGGTGCTCTCATGAACTACGAACGAATCGCGCGCTACGTGGCGGACACGCTCTGGGCGATGCAGCCGACCAAGATCGCGGAGCTGCTCTCGGTGCTCGCGTTCCGCGCGGCGGGCCACGAATTCACCGCGGAGGAAATTCAGGCCCGCATTGGCGATGGCGGGGGCGGGGCCACCGCCACCACTAGCGGCGGCGCGGTCGCCGTCATTCCGATCGCTGGCGTGATCGCCCACCGCATGGGCGGGATGGACGAGAGTAGCGGCGGGACCTCGGCCGAGCGCATCGGGAAGCTGCTCACGCAGATCGCGGCCGATCCCCAGATTGGCACGATCGTCTACGACCTCAACTCCCCGGGCGGCACGGTGCCCGGCATCCAGGAGCTCGCGGCGCAGATGTTCGCGCTCCGCGGGGTCAAGAAACAAGTCGCGCAGGTCAACAGCCTGGCCGCGAGTGCCGCGTACTGGTTGGCGAGCCAGGCCGACGAGATCGTGTGCCTGCCGAGCGGGACCGCGGGGTCGATCGGCGTCTTCTCCGTGCACCAGGACCTCTCGAAAGCGCTCGAGAAGGAAGGCATCAACGTCACCCTCATCTCAGCGGGCAAATACAAAGTCGAGGGCCATCCGTTCGCCCCGTTGAGCGACGAGGCCAAAGCCGTGCTGCAGAGCCGGGTCGATGCGGCGTACGGGCAATTCGTGAAGGACGTCGCGCGCGGCCGCGGGGTGTCGGTGGCCGATGTGCGGCACGGCTACGGGGAAGGGCGCGCGCTGCCGGCGAAAGAGGCCTTGGCGGCCGGCCTCATCGATCGGATCGCGACGATGGACCAGACGATCGGGCGCCTGGTCGGGAAATCCTCGAGCGCGCTGCGCGCGGAAGCCAACGACGCCGAACTCGCGGCCCTCGCCGCCAAAACCGAAGAAGAGCACCTACGCGCGTTTCGGCGGCAACTGCTGTAACCAAAAGAGAGCGTTCACATGGACATCCTCATCGGCCTCGTGCTCCTCGTGCTCATCCTGGCGGTCATCGGGTTCCTGGTGCATTTGATTACGACCAAGGTGCCGATGGACGACACGTTCAAGCAGCTGATCCAGGTGGCGGTCGTGGTCGTGGTGGTGATCTATCTGATCCTGGTCCTGGTGGGCCGGGCGCCCTTGCCGAGCGTGGCGCTCTTCGGCGCGAGTCGTCGGTGAGAATTGCCCGGTTCCTGATGACGCCGGAGCTCGTGCGGCAGTTGCTGCGGCTGCCGGTCACGAGCGCGATCGTGTGGGCCGGGATGGACGCCCTCGGCGGGATCGAATTGACGGTCACCGATCCCGGGCTGCGAGACGTGACCCTCTGTGAGGGTGAGCGGCCGCCGTTCATCCGTCCACTGATGCACGAGCTCCACGTCGAGATCGCGGCCGACGAGGTGGATTCCCCCGAACTGGCGTTGCTCGGGCGCTTTCCCTCGATGGTCATCACGGACTGGCGGCAGGCGCCGTGAGCCGCCCTCTCCGCGGCGAGGCCCCCGGGGTGCCGACCTGCACCCGACTGACGCCCGCGGAACGTGAACGCGTCGAGCACGCCGCCCGGGTCAACCATCAGAGCCTGAGCGACTTCGGGCACGATGCGTTCCTCGATCGGGCGGACCAAACGCTCGATCCGGCCCCATTCGTATACGAAACAAAACTTCGGCGCTAATCTGATCAGGTAAACGCGACTCCGTTGAGGCGCGTGTGGATCGAGACCCCGGCGCGAGATCTGCGCTGTCCGGCCTCTCGATGCACACGCGCCTTTTGTGTTTTGAGGGCCGAATGAAAAACATCAAGCAGCTCCTGCAGGACGAGGCCGACACCAAGGCGGCGATCGCGAAAGCGAAGATCCCCATCGCGAAGCTGAAAAAGGAAGGCCGCGCGCTGAACGCCATCGAGGCCGACAAGCGCACGCCCGAGCAGGTCGCCCGGTTCACGGCGCTCTTCGTGGAGCTCGACGCGCAAGAAGATGCGCTCGCCGCCCTCGAGGAGACCCAAGCCGCGATCGTCGCCGACCTGGGCATCGCGCGCCGGCTCCAGGACGACGAACGGAAGGGCCTCCACGCCACCGAGATCGTGCCAGGCGTCGACCACCCCGCCGAAGACAAGAAAGCCACCCTCGGCGAAGTCATGCAGGCGATGGCGTACCAGGCGCTCGGCGCCACCGGCCGCCGGGACCGCGCCGCGCAGATTCTGCCGACGGGCATCGCCGCCCACGTCGTGCTCGCGCTCGGCGGGCAAGAAGGCCTCCAGGCCGTCGCCTCCGGGGCCTCGTCGGGCAACCCCGAATCGGGCGGGCTCCTGGTCCGCAACGAGTGGAACACCTCGCTCCTCGACAAGGTGGAGGAACAGGGGAAGCTCGCGCCGAAGTGCTTCGCGATGCCGATCGGCGAGGGCAATGACGGGGTCGAAGCGCCCTTCATCGACGAAACCTCGCGGGCGACCGGCTCGCGCTGGGGCGGCGTGCAGGTGTACCGGGGCGCCGAAGCGTCCGCGATGACCGCCAGCCAGCCGAAGTTCGGCAAGTTCGAGCTCCGGCTCGAAGATCTGTTCGGGCTCTTCTACGCCACCGATCGCGTCCTGCGCGATGCGACGCTGCTCGAAGCGCTGGCGACGAAAGCGTTCACCTCGGAATTCGCCTTCAAGCTCGATGACGAGATCGTCCGCGGGACGGGCGCCGGCCAGTGTCTCGGCATCATCGGCAACGCGCCCACGGTGTCCGTGGCGAAGGAAAGCGGCCAGGGCGCCGCGACGATCGTGTTCGAAAACATCATCAAGATGTACTCGGTGCTCCTGGCGCGCTGCATGCCGGGCGCCGCGTGGTATCTCAATCAGACCTGTCTGCCGCAGCTCTTCAAGATGTACGTGGCGGTCGGGACGGGCGGGATCCCGGTCTACCTGCCGGCGAACGGTTTGTCGGCGACGCCGTACGGGACGCTGATGGGCCTCCCGGTCGTGGTGATCGAGCAGGCGGCCGCGCTCGGCACCGTCGGCGACATCATCCTCGCGAACTTCGCGAACGACTACGCGATGGTCAGTAAGCCGATGACCTCCGCGTCCTCGATTCACGTGCTCTTCACCACGAACCAGACGACGTTCCGCTGGGTCTGGCCGATCATCGGGAAACCGGTGCTCAGCTCCGCGATCACCCCCTACAAGGGAAGCGGGACCTTCGGGCCGTTCGTCACGCTTGCGACCCGCGCCTAATCGGGATTGCTTTTTCGACACTGAGGCACGCACATGAATTACTCGATTGCGACCGGCTGGAAGATCGTCCAGGCCTTTGCGCCCAAGACGACGAACGCCGCGCTGACCTCGCAGGTCATCACGCTCAAGGGCGCGGTCAAGGCCTGGCTGGTGCTGCACTTCACCAACGCCGTGGGCTTCGCGTCGGTCCCGACGATCAAGCAGGCCACCGACATCGCCGCGGGCACCAACGCCGCGGGGCCGACCTGCCGCATCTGGGCGAATGAAGACACGGCGGCGACCGACACGCTGGTCGCGCAGACCGCCGGCGCCACGTACACGATGGCCGCCGACGTGAAAAACAAGATGGTCGTGTTCGAGATCGATCCGGCCTCGCTCACCGACGGCTACGACTGCGTCTACTGCACGATTGCGACGTCCTCGCAGGCGACGGATTTCGTGGCGGGTGAGTGGGTGATCCGGCCGAACTTCCAGCAGACCACGATCCCGACCGCGATTGTCGACTGAGGGCCGGAACTGTAGCGCAGGAGTCTTGATATGCCGCCAGTGAATCAATCGCAGAAAGACGTCGCGGGCCTCCTGTCACTCGGGATCCACGTGGCGAAAGCCGCGGCGACGCTCCCGGCGACGACGACCCAGCACCTCTTTGTCATCACCGGCGGGTTGGTCCAGATCCGGCTCCTCTTCGGCGTCGTGACGACGATCATTCAAAGCACCGATCCCGTCGCGAAGATTACGGCGACGCCGACCGTCGGCACCGCCGTCGACGTCGGGGCCACGGTGGATCTCAGCTCGCTCGAAGTCGGGGGCTTCATCACCGTCGAGGGCGATGGCACCGCGATGATCAAGGGCAATGCCGGCGCCGGGATGCCGGGCACCGGCCTCGGCTGGTTCCTCGCCAACACGGGCTATCTCGACCTCATCACCGGCGCCACGAAAACCGGGGCGACGAAGTGGGAACTGTTCTACGTGCCCATTGATGAGGGCGCGCTGGTCGTGTCGGCGTAAGCCGCTTTTTCGCAGGGAGACAGACACATGGCCGACGCCATCCAACTCGCGCAACGCAAAGGCAACGTCAACAACCAGGGCACGGCCCAAGGCAACGAGTTGAACGAGGCGCTCGTCGCGCAGGGCTTGCCCCCGTACACCGAGATGACCCGCAAGGGGAACAGCTACGCCACGATGTCGACGTCGGCCGTCGCGGGCCTGGTCGTGCGGCCGTCGACGGTCGCGGCGTTCGAAATCTTCAACGGCTACGCGTCGGGCGGCAAGAGCCTGATCATCGACCGGCTGTTTTTCTTCAATCTCGTCTCGACGAACGTTATCGAAGGGTTCTCCGGCTGGGCGGCCGTCACGGCGGCGAAAGCGGCGGTCTCGAGCGGCTCGTTTGTCGTGCGCGGGAATTCCGGGAAAGCCTACGGCGGCCCAGTGATCGCGGCCGCCTCGACGACGGTCATTGATTCCGGGTGGTTTCCCTGGGGCACCGCGATCAGTAAAGGCGCGGGCGGCGTCGTGCCCTTTGGCGCGATCTGCGTCGAGGTCGCGGGCCGCTTGATCGTCCCCGCACAGTGCTCGCTGTGTCTGCATGTCGTGTCGTCCCTGGTGGGGCAGACCTTCACGCAGGGCGCCTCCTGGTTCGAAGAGCAGCTCACCATCGAGTAGGACACGTGACCCGATGGCGCTGTCCCTCGTCACGGCCCCGGCGACGGAGCCTCTCACGCTCGATGAGGCCCTCAGCCATCTGAAGGTCGACGCCGGCGACGAGAACGATCTCGTCGGCACGTTGATCGGGGCGGCGCGGGAGTTCTGCGAGAACTTCACGCACCGCGCGTTCATTACGCAAACCTGGGACCTCAAAGACGCGGGCTTTCCCTGCAGCGGCGATCCGATCTGGATCCCGAAGCCCCCACTGATTTCCGTGACGAGTATCACGTCGGTCGACACGACGGGCTCGACGACGACCTGGAGCGCGAGCCTGTACACCGTCGATGCGCCCGCGGGCCCGAAGGCGCGCATGGGCGCGATCGTCCCGAATTACGGCGAGATCTACCCGGCGACCCGCGACGTCGTGAATGCGGTGACGGTGCGCTTCGTGGCGGGGTACGGGGCGGCGGCCGCGGTCCCGGCGAGTCTCAAGGCGGCGATGAAGCTCCTGATCGGGCATTGGTGGCTGAACCGGGAAGGCGCCGTCCTGAATCAGGCGAGCCCCTCGATGGTGCCGATCGGCGTCGATGCGCTGTTGTGGCCGTTCAAGAGTTTCTAAGGTGGCGATTGGCCCGAAACGGCAACGCATCGCGATCAAGTCCCAGCTCGCCGTGGCGGATGGCCAGGGCGGGCACACCGTGACTTTCACGCCGCGGTGTACGGTCTGGGCGCACGAACGGCCGTTGACGGCCACCGAAGCGCTCCGGGCTGCGCAAGTCACGGCGGTGTTGTCGAGTGTGTGGGAAATCTGGTTCCGGACGGACGTGAGCGTGAAGGACCGGATCTATGTGGGGACGCGGGTCGTGAACATCGAAGCGCTGTTCGACCCGACCGATCGGCGCCGCGAGCTCCACCTGGTCTGTAGTGAAGGCCAGGCGTGACGAGCTATTCCGCGCTGTCGCCCGTGTCGGCGGGGGTCTATGCCGCGTTGAATGTGGCGGCGTTGACGGTCCTGGCACCCGGCGGCGTGTGTGATGACGTGGCGCAGCGCACCGGGTATCCGTTCGTGCTCTTCGAGGTCCAGGAAGACCGCCAGGGCGGGTTCGGGACCAAGCCTGGGCTGGGGACCTTGCCGCAGATCGATCTGCGCGTGCATGTGTTCAGCGTGTTTCAGGGCTTCTCGGAAGCGCAAGGCGTCATGGGGAAAGTGATCGAGCTCTTGAAGGATCCGCCGACGGTCACCGGGTACGGGAGCTGGGCGATCTTTCACGACGACACGATCCCGCTCGGTGACGAGGTCATCGCGGGCGTGAAGGTGAAGGAGCTCGTCGGGCTCTTTCGGCTCTACGTGGAGTTGTCGTGAACGCAGAGGGCCTCGATCGCGCGGCGGCCCTGGTGGATCCGCAGGGCCGACCCGCCTCGAGGCGCCAGGTCGAGGATCGGACGTGTCCCGGGTGCGGCAGCGGGCCTGATCAGCGCGTGGCGTCGGGCGGGTTTGGCGCGCGGCATCCGGTGTGCGGCCAGTGCGGGCACGCATGGACGGACGAGGTCTGGCATGACTGAGTTGAAAGGGAAAGACTTCGTGGCGCTCCGACGGTTGAGCGACGCGGACAACCACACGATCGCCGACGTCGGCGAGCTCTGTGATCACGTCTCCGCGGCGACCTCCGGCGGCACGGTCAGTGACGCCCTCGCGCGCCTGCTGGCGAGCGGCAAGATTGAACGCGCGCCGGCGCCGCAGAAGCGGAAGAAGGACGCCTGATGGCGAAATACGGCGGCGCGTCCGCCATTCTCTTGATCGACGGCTACAACCTCCTGCTCGCGAAGCTGAAAACGCTGTCGCTGAAGCATGAGCAGCTCACCGAAGACACCTCCGGCCTGGGCGACAACTACGAAGCGTCGTCGCCGGTCGGGAAGTCCCGGACCACGCTCACGCAGGGCGGCGGGTTTTTCGATACGCAGACCAACGGGATCCACGCGCTCATGGCCGCGGGCACGCCGACGACGCCGCAAGCGACGCCGCGAATTGCCTGTCTCGGCGTGATGGGGCAGACGATCGGCGCGCTCTTCGTCGGGATTCAGGGGCTCTTCGCGAGCGCGTACGAAGTCCTGGGTGAAGACTCGAAGCTGACGAAAGCCAACATCACCTACATCTTCACCGGCACGATCGATCGCGGGTTGATCGTGCAACCGCTCGCGGCCAAAACCGCGGACTGGAACACGAAGAGCCTCGGCACGGTCACGGACTACACGCTCGATCCGTCGCAACGCGTCATCCCGATCACCTCGAATTCGATGGCGGCCGCCTCGGTCGTGACGACGCCGGTGCCGCATGGGCTGACGACGAACGACATCATCCTCATCAGCGGCGTGGCGACGAGCTCGCCCACGATCAACGGCGAACGCACGGTCACCGTGATCTCGACGACGACGTTTTCGGTGGCGGTCGATACCTCCGCCGGCGCGGCCGGGACCGGCGGCTCGTTTGTGCGCGCGAATTCGTCCGCCGGCGCCGTCGGGTATCAGCAGGTCACGGCGCTCTCTGGCTTCACGGGGTTTGTCGGCAAGCTCCGCGACTCGGCTGACGACACGACCTACGCGGATCTGATCAGCTTCGCGAACGTGACGTCGGCGCCCGGCAAGGAACGCGCGACCGTCGCCGGCGTGGTCGATCGGTACGTCTCGTTCGACGGGGATGTGACGGGGAGCGGTTCGATCACGGTGTTTGCCGGGGTCGCGCGGAACTGAGGGGATGACGGACCAGGAGCTCGCGATCCGGACCGTCGAGGTCAACCGCGTGGAGTTGGCCGCGCGCGCGCAGATGACGACCAGGGACCCGATCGAACGGGACTGCGCCCAGGCGACGCTCCGGCAAGCGGTGGCGCTGCGGCGGGTGCTCGAGCAGTGGATTGTGACACGCGCCACGCGGGCGCCGCGGGAACACGTAGAGGCGCCGGCAGCGGTGCGGTAGGGAGAGACACATGGCAGGCAAATACGGATCGGCGTCCGTCGCCATCAGTTACGACGATGGCCCCGGCGGATCGTTGCGCGTGGTGACGTCGCACGTCCTCTCGATCGGCGGGATCAAGATCGAGCAGATCAACGAAGAGAACAGCCCCTTCGGCCAGGCGTACGAATCGAACACGCCCGTCGGCAAGCAGCGGTTCGCCGACATCGAAATCGCCGGCAACTGGGACACGTCCGCGACCACGGGCCCGCATGTCGTCTTCGGCGCCCCCGACAGCGATCCGAACGGCTCGACGCGCACGCTGACGATCGTGCCCGGCGACAGCAAGTCGATGAGCGTCGAAACGCGGCTCGTCAGCTATGAAGTCGTCATGACCGACGGCCGGCTCACCGGCTACAAAGCGATGGTCAAGCAGGCGGGCCTCGCGGCCTGGTCGTAGACCGCCGTTCCGTTCACCGTCCAACGCGCGCGCCGGTCGGCCGATTCGGGTCGGCCCGCGCGTCGCCTTCACGCTGGAGTCCTCGATGAGCATGTTCGCGTCCGACACGCAGGTCACCCTCGACATTCCGTTCGATCCGCCGCACACCGTCACGCTGCAAAAGCTGAACGGCCGGCAACTCGTGCGCGCCCAGAAAGCCTCGTTCAATTCGATGATCGCGGAGGTGCAAGGCCGCGGCGGGGCCAAGGTCCAGAAAGACATTCAAACGCTCTTCGAGCGGGATGCCGCCGATACAGCCAAAGCGATCGCGGAGGTCCAGGCGGATCCCTTGAACGGCTACGACCCGTACTCGCTGCTCTACAGCGGGATCAAGGCCTGGAGCGTGGGGAAGCCGCTCGAGCTCGTCGCGGTCGTGGAAAAAACCGCGGACAGTCGCGACGTGACGGTGCTGCGGATTCCGGCGATCGACGATCTTGACGAAGAGGCGGTGCACTGGTTCGCGACGGAAGTGATGCGGCTGACGAAACCCGCCCTGTTTCTGACGGAGGAGGCAGCGAAGGCGACCCAAAAAGAGACTGACGCGGCTCCACCAGTCGCTTGACGGGGAGGGGCCGCGCCCGTTCGCACACTGGATCGGGGCGCTGAGTGAGGCGTTTCAATGTTTGCCGTCTGAGGCGTACCGCGAATGGTTGCGGGCGCCGGCGGGCCTGCTCGAGGAGATTCTGGAAGCCCGGGCCTACGACCAGGCCAAGGCCATGACGGACGCGGCCGACACCGCGGACGCACGGAAACGGCTTCCACAGACGCCGCTCTTCGACCTAGTGAAAGCGATCGAATTCGATCTGGCGCATCGCGAGATGCACGAGGAGGACGACGACGCCGATGGCTGAGGCGATGTTCACGGCGACCGTCGACGCGCGCGAGGTCCTCGCGTTGTTGGATCGGCTCGGGCCGTCGGTGGACTTTGTCGCGAAGGAAGTCGGCCGGGACACGGCGGCGCGGATCGTCGCCGAAGCGGAGCGGCGCGTCGCCCGGGCCACGGGCAAGACGGAATCCGGCATCCACTGGGAACTGACGCGCGACGGGATGGGCTACATCGTCATGGCCTATCGCGCCGGGAATCAGCCGGACCCCGTCGACATCTACCTCGAAGTCGGGACGCGGTTCATGCACGCGCGCCCGTTCTTTTTCTCGTCGGCGGCGCTCGAAAACCAAGCCCACCTCCATCGACTCACGGACCGCATTCAAGCCTTTCTCGACGCGGTGGGGCGCTAGATGGCCGCGCCCTCGATGGTCATTCGGATCGCGGCGAACGTCGACGAGCTCAAGCGCAACCTCGCCGACGGCCGCGCGCAGATCGAAGCCCTCGGGCCCTCCGTCGCGAAGATGGCGGCGACGTGGGCCACCAACAGCGCCAACCTCATCCAGAACGCGCACAACATCACCGCCGCGATTCAGCAGATCGGCGCGAGCACGTTGACGGCCGCGGACGCCGCGAAAAATCTGAAGACCCTCGACGCCGCGCTCCTGCAGCTCAGGGCCTCGAGCCAGCCGATCCCGCCGCTCCTGCAACAGACCGCGGACAAGTTGCGGGCGATGGGCGACGCGACCAAGGCGGTCGAGGCGCCGATGGGGGGGATGTCCGCCTCGCTGACGAAGGTGACGACCCTCCTCGCGAGCTTTGGGGTCAGCCTCAGCGTGGGCAGCGTGATCGCGTTCGGGAAGGCGATCCTCGAGGACGCGGATGTCCTGACGAAGATGAGCGATCGGACCGGCATCGGGACCGAGGCGCTCCAGCGCTTGCGCGCGATTGCAGAACCTTCCGGCAACACGATCGAGGAGCTGGCCGCGTCGGTCAACAAGTTCCAGAACCGCCTCGTCGAAGGCACGCCGGACGTCGTCAACGCCATGACGCGGATCGGCGTCTCGATCACCGACATCAAGGCCCAGGCGCCCGACGAGCAATTTCTGACGATCGCGCGGGCGATCAAAGAGATTCAGGATCCGGCCGAGCGCACGCGGATCGCGATGGAGTTGTTCGGGCGGAGTGGAGCCGAGATCCTGCCGTCCCTCATCGCGGATGTCGACGGCTTGAAGAATTCGACGGTCGTGATGAGCCGCGAGGCCGTGAAGGCGCTTGACGACGCCGGCGATGCGTGGGTCCGGTACTGGCGCAACGCGAAAGGGATCGCCGGGAACGCGATCGGCGGGGTCCTGGCCGCGCGCGCGTCACGGGACGAGGCGTTTGCGAATGCCTCGCCGACAATCGATGAGGCGATGGCCCGGCGCCAAATGGGCGGGCTCGACATTCCCCTGACCGCGCTCGCGCAGCCACTCCAGTCCGTCGCGCCGTCGTCCGTCGACGCCGTGCTGGCGCTCGCGCGGGCCTATAACGCCGACCTCACGCCCGCCGAAACGAAAGCCCTGCACGCCGCGATCGAATTCCAGGACCGGCTCGCCGCGGTCAATCAGAAGATCGCCGACGCCACGCGGGACGTCGGCAAGCTCAGCGACGCGAATCAGATCGCGGTCCTCAGTTATAGAGCCCTCGGCTTGTCGAACGAGGAGATCGCGACGAAGTTGCGCGTCTCGGTCGTGGCCGTGGGGAAATTCGTCGACGGGATCAAAGTGATGCGCGAGTCACTCGACCTCGTGGAGGGGTCCGCCAAACAGTTCGAATTGAAGACCCTGGCGCTCGGCGACGCGCTCGAGAGCCTCGGCGAGAAAATCCCGATCATCAAACTGAACGACCTCCTCGCGACGAACATGGAGGGGGTCCTGGCGCTCTGGGGCACGAAGCTTCGCGAGCTCGAGCACGACGTCATCGGGGTCGGCGACGCCGTCACGAAGATGGGCCTGCAGATCAAGCCCACGATGAACGACATCGGCCAGGGCCTGACGAAGACGAAAACGCCCGTCGACGAGCTCGGCCGCGCCTTCGAGCACCTCGGCCGACAGATCGGTGGATCCCTGGGGGACGCCGTCTCCTCGCTCGGATTCTTCATCACGAAGTTCAAAGAGGCGAAGACGACGGCGGACAAGATCGCGGCCGAGATTCAGGCCGGGATCGCGATCGCCTCTGGCTTCGCGACGCCAGGATCGCGCGGCAGTAACATCGCGAACTACGCCGGCCAGGGCGCGGCGCTCGGCTCAGCGATCCTCCCAGGCTGGGGGACGGCCGTCGGCGCCGGCGTCGGGGCCGTCGTGGGCGCGCTCAAAGTGCCCGACGACGAGAAGAACGCCCGCGATCAATTCAATGCCTTCAAACGCGCGACGGCCGGGATGTTCGACACCGTCGCCAGCGGCACGGCACGACTCCAGGCCGGTGGGGATGCGTGGGCGAAGATGGTCCAGCAGGTCACGGCCGCGTACGAAGCGACCGGGCGCACGGGCGCGCAGGCGATGTGGGATCTGGAACAAGCCACGCGCCACACCCGCGACGATGTCGAGAAACTGCCGGACGATCTCGCCAAGCTGAACGTTGCGCTCCAGGAGGCCGCGCAGGATCAATCCGATCTCGACGCGGCGATGACGAAGTACAAGCTGACCCTCGAGGACATGGGGCCGGCGTTCCAGAAACAGGAACTGACGAAACAGGCCCTGTCGCTCGAGAACAGCTTCCGGCTCCTCGTCGGCGCCGGCGCCGATGCGTCCGTGGTGATCGATCGGATGGGCGACGACATCAATGCGTTCATCAAATCCGCGCTGAAGACCGGGACCGAAGTCCCGCGCGAAATGAAACCCATGCTCGAGCAGATGGCGGCCGCGGGCAAGCTGCTCGACGAGAACGGCAACGCGATCACCGACCTCGGTCTCTCGGGTATTACCTGGTCCGAGACGATGACGCAGGGCTTTGATCGCATCGTCACGGCGCTCGACAAAGTCCTAATGGCGCTGGGCTGGGTCGACAACGCCATCATCAAGATCCCCAACGAGAAGCACATCAACGTCCTCTACGACCTCCCGAATCCTCCGAGCGGGGCCTGGCTCGGGGAGCAACAGACGGAATCCGTCTACGCGTCGATGGGCGGCCGCGTCACCGCGCAGGGGATCCAGTACTTCGCCGGCGGCGGGAACGTGTTGCGCTTCCGCCCGCGCGGATTCGATACCGTGCCCGCGATGCTCACCCCTGGGGAACGGGTGTTGAGCGTGGCGCAGAACCGGGCCTATGAATCGGGCGGGGGATCGGCGGGCGCGATCGTCGTGCACGAAGGATCCGTCAGTCTCGTCTTCAACATCGACACGATCGACGAACGCGGGATGCGCGAGGCCTTCGACACGCACATCCTCCCCGAGATCCACAAAGCCCTCGTCGACAATCGCCGCGACTGTCGCACGGACATTGAAACGATCGCGCGTCGGGTGGCCAGCTAAATGGCGGGGTCCCTGATCCTGTCGCCGGCCCAGGAGGTCGGCCACCTCGCGACGGTCTCCGTCTCGAGCGGCACGGTCGATACCGCATACCCCGCTGCGCGCTTGTGCGACTTCTCGAGCGGCGACGTCGAGACGCAGCCGGCGATGGTGACGAGTTTTTCCGGGGACTGGCTCCTCGACTTTGCGACGGCGACCCGGATCGATTACGTCGTGGCCTGGCACGGCTTCACGGCCGCGTTGAATGTGCGCTTCAAGATGGGCGCGACGACCGCCACCTCGGACATGGACGCGGCGATCACGATTGCGGCCAAGCGCGCGAACAGCTTCACGGTCCCAGTCTTCAAAGCCTTGGCGGCGGTCTCGGGCTACAGCGCGGCGGGGAAGCGCTACGGGAAGCTCTCGGTCCCCACCGACGTCGTCGCGCCGGCGGCGAAGCTGCTCTGCTATCGCACGGGCGTCACCCTCACCTCGGGGATTCGCGCCGTCCCGAAATACCAGCGGCGCCAGGGCGCGATCGTCCATCGGACGGACTTCGGGCACCGGTGGGCGTACGACCTCCTCGGCTACCGCCGGAGTCTCACGTGTCGCGTAGTCGTGCCCGACACCGATCTGGCGCTGCTCGATGCGTGGTTCGAAGCGTGCGGCGGCTCGGCCAATCTCTCGACGCTCATCCTCGACACCGCCGTGAACGAGGCGCTGATCGGCTACATCCCGCCGCAGAGCGAGGGCGGCTCGAGCGTGGCGAATCTCGACGTCGTGTACAAACCCAAAGGCCCGGGCCTCTCCGAAGTGACCTTCGGCTTCGAGACGGTGACCAGCGGGTTGCCGGAGTGGACCTAACGTGAGCTGGGCCCATTCGGAGATCGTGCTGGTGACCGACTACGGCGGGTACACGCCCTATCCCTGCCTCGATCACGTCACCGATGCGCGGTTCAAGAGCGTCGCCAACGGCGGGCAGTGTCAGACGAGCGACGACCTCGCGTACTACGACCGACTGACCGGCGCGCTGCTGCAATTCGAGATCGAGCTGCACGATTTCACGACCGGGGAAGTCTCCGCGTGGGTGGGGTGCTCGCCGTTACAGCCGACCTTTGTGCGGAAGTGGGGCGACGCCGGCGTCGTGGCCACGCTCGCGGCCAAGCCCACCTTGTGGTCCGAGTACCTGACCCCGGCGACGATCCCCGGGCCGTCGCTGTCCGCGACTGGGTTCGTGTTCCATTGCCACGACAACGCCGCCACGGCCACCGTCGTGAATTCCGTGGTGGGGTCCGTGCAAACGTGCGCGTTCCGGCTCGGAGACCATACCGACGCGGCCTCCGTGGCGTCGCAGTTCGGCCGCGGGTTGTCGTTCACGGGGAGCGCGGGCAACAACGGGCTCGTCGTATCGCCCGACGTCCTCGACTACTCCGCCGCCCCGAACGACAACGAACAGGTCACGATTCAGATCGCCTTTACCATCCCGACCGACATCGGCTCGGGCTTCCTGGCCCTCACCGACAATCAATACTTTGCCGAGGCGGGGTACTTTCTCGCGATCACGCCCGGCGGTGGCCTGCGGCTGTACAGCTCGGGCGCCTCGGGGCAGTATTTCGATACCGCGAACGGGTTGCTCGTCAACGGCGCCTCGTACTGGGTCACCGCCGTGATCGATCACCGGGTCGGCGCCCTCTACATCGGCCGGACGCTCGTGGCCAGCGGCCCGCTCGACCGGCCGTACGCCGCGCCCGGCAACTACGCGCTCTCCGGGTTCTATCCAAACGCCGGGTATTGGAGTGGGACGATCGACGAATGGCGGATGGTGGCCAGCCTCGTGCCGCAGCGGTCGATCCCGCCGATCCCCGACGACGACTATGAAGACCCCTGCCTGATCAAGACGCCGATCCTGATCCGGATCATCCGGACGCTATTCGACAACTACGACCCCGCCTCCGGCGGCGACACGTTCGCGTCCGCCACCGTCGCGTTGCGCGATCACGCGTACCTCGGGAGCGACTACAAGCCCGCGCGCCTCCTGCAGTGGGGGCCGAGCGTGAAAGCCGCGTCGCATTGGTTGACGGGGGCCTTCGAAGCCCAGACGACGCCGGCGACGTTGGCCGATACCGATCACGCGATCCGGACGTTCATCGCGTCCCATCAACGGTCGCTCTTCGCCAGCGAGTTCAGCGATTACCTCGTGTCGCCGACCTGGCGCGCGACGATGAGCCGGCCGCGCCTGGTGGCCCAAGGGCGCCTGACGCTCGACGAGTTGTCGGCCGCGCTGACGGTGACGACCACCGGCCGCGACATCCTCGGCGCCGACTACGGGATCCTGCAAGACGAAACGATGATTCCGCAGCGGCTGATCTATCCCGACTTCCCGGGCTTCGGCTTCATCCAGAACGACACGGGCGGGCTCGGATTTTTGGCCGTGCCGATCGTCGCCGGGACGCACATCGAGACCGGCAAAGGCCGCGTCCCGGTCATCTACGCCGGCAAACAGATGTGCCTCGATAGCGTGCTGCGGCACTGCGGGATCGTCAGTGGCCACGCGAACCACCTCGGCATCGTCGAGATGTACGACACGACGAGTCCGGTGCCCGTCGCCGTGACCTGGGGGACGAACGCCTGGGGCCCGGGACAGACCGGCTGGGCGACGGTGAATCCCACCGGCGCGGCGCTCTACACGATCCTGAACGGGCGGACCTACACGCTGGTGTTCTTCGACGACACGCTCGGCGATCAATTCGCGGCGGGCTCGCTCGGGTTCTTCGTCGACACCCACGGGTTCTGCGTGAACGGCGACGGCACCGGCGGGGAAGTGACCGACCTGCACGATCAGTTCCTGATCGCGATGGCGAACTTTTTCCTCGGCGACTGGCAGACCGGCGCCTGGTTTGATGAAACGACGCTGCAGTTCGAATTCTCGCCGGGCTCGGGCGAGTGGATCGATCGGTTCGATGCGGCGAGCTGGGCGACGGCGCAGGCGGTGTGGGCGGGCTGTTACCTGGCGACGGGCGCGCCCGGGGCGTGGGTGTTGGGCGCGAACGGGACCCGGCAGGCGATCCGATCGGTGCTCGCGCAGTTCTGCGTGCAGACGCACAGCTCGCTCGGGGTCAACGAGTTTCAGCAGTATTTCCTGAAGACCCTCGACCTCCGGACCGACAGTCACGCCGACGCGCGCCGTGTCACGCATCGCGACCACACGCTGAGCAGTACGCCGCTGACGGCGGCCGTCCTGCCGGATCTCCTCGCTAACAATCTCGAGTTCGCGTGGGATCAGAACCTCCGGACCACGACGCACGACGGCCACAGCCAAATCGGATCGATCGCGGGCGGGACGCGGTTCACGTATCGCCGCGGCGCCGCGGAAACCTACGACCTGATCGCCGATGACGAGCTGGCCTTCACGCTGGCGAACGAGCGGCTCTTTTTTCGATCGGGCATCCGCGTCGATGCGGACGGCGTGGTCCAGGACGCCAGCCACCTCTCCGCGCGACGCCTGATCAAGTGGCGGGAATCGCTCTGCGGGTTGCACGCGAACGTGCTCGACGTGATCCGGCTCACGCACTACAACGGCGACGGCTCGCTCGGCTACGCGGATCGCTACGTCTGGATCCAACGGCAGACGTTGAACCAAAACGCCACGGTGGATTTTGAAGGCTACGACATCGACGACTTAATGACCGCGGGCGCGGTGGATCGGGTCATCCGTCTGGGCGGCGCGGGCGACGGGGCGTCACTCGACGAGCCGGGCGCGCCGGGCAGTCCCGGACTTTTTTAGGAGCACAGCTATGGGGCAATCACGTTTTGTCACGCCGGTCTCGTGGACGACCGCGAACGGCACGGCGATCGCGAGCTCGACGACCGAAACCGCGATCTTTCCGGCGCGCTCGGTCCCGACCGAGGAGATCAATCAGGAAGGGCGCACCTACCGGATCACAGCCTGGGGGAAATACAGCACGACGAGCGCCCCGACGACCGTCTTCGGGTTGCGCTGGGGCTCGGCCACCGGCGGCGTCCTGCTGTGTAAGTCGGATGCCATCGTCGCGGCCTCCGGCATCACCAACGCGCTCTGGGAAGTCGAGATCCTCCTGACCGTCCGCACGGCCGGGGCCACCGGCACCATCCTGGCGATGGGCACCGCGATCGTCGGCTCCGGGATCGCCCCGACGGTGGGCAGTGCGACCGGCGCGGCCGCGGTCGGGCTGATGGGCGTGGCGGGCGGCGCGGCCCCGGCGGCGGCGACCGTGGATCTGACGGCCGCGACGGCGCTGACGTTGACGGCGACCTGGGGCACCAACAGCGCGAGCAACACGCTGACGGGCATGGAAACCACGACCGAGCTGGTGAACTGATCGAACGAAGGAGAACGTATGCGATTGAATTTTCACGCGTGGACGTGGACGTATCGAGGGCCGCCCGTGCGGCGGGGCTTGTGATCAGCGATGCGGTGATCATCGCCGTCGTGATTGCGGTGAGTGGCGCGGTCGCGCCCACGGTCGCGGCGCTCGCGGCGTGGCGCCAGAGCAAGATCAACGGCAATAAAGCCGATGTGCTCGCGGGCAAAACGGCCGAGATCCATGACCTGACCAACAGCAATCTGAGCGCGGTGAAGGCGGAACTGGCCGCGGCGAAGGAGGAGATTCACGCCCTCCAGGCGGTGATCGCCCGTCTCGATGCGGCGCCCCTGGCGGCGGCCGAGGCGCTGAAAGCGACGGCGGTGGAAACAGCGATCGACCTCCTCAAAGCCACGGCGGCGGAGGCGGCGCGGAAGAAGACGCCGTGACCGAGACGCGCCTCGACATCACGATCACGGCGAAGCTCGACGAACTCCATCTCCGCGAAGACCAGATCGCGGAACTGCGGGACATCCTCCAAGACCTGTTTGTGCGACGGTGGCAACTCCGGCACGACGATCTGAAAGTCCATGTCCGCGCGCGTCGGACCAGGAGCGACTCTGCGCCCGGACAGGATCGACCGCGGAGCGAGGACGCGGGCGCACTGCGACTCACGCGTCGGACCACGGGAGACGCGTCGTGATCCTCTGGCGCGCGTGGCGGGTGCGGCTGCGTGGCCATTATCACGTCCGCATCTGGGAAGTCGGCGTGGCGCTGCATCTGCTTGACGTGCGCTGGACGAGCCTCGCGATTCACGGCTGGCTCAATTTTGGGTGCGTGAACCTGCAACTGAGTCTGACCCACTACACGTAAACGAAGGGCATTCCTATGAGAGTGTGTCGCGCTCGACTCGCCGGGCTCCTCGTCGTGCTGCTGCTGGCCACGTCGGTCCCCGTGCACGCCCAACTCCCGCCGGTGCGCCACGACAGGCTCGCGGTCGTCCTGTACAACTTCGAGGGCAACGTCACCCGCGACAAGTACGGCGCGCTGCAGCCGGTCACGTTCCTGGGCGACCCCGTCGTCGCCAGTCGCGACTACTTCGCCCGCGTCGCCGCGCACTGGGCGGAAAACTCGAACGGCGCGCGGACGATGGACATCGCCGGCGTCTACGGCCCGTACGTGTTGCCGCGCCCGGCGGGATCACCCGCGGGCTGTCTCTGGGATCCGCGCGACCCGGCCATCGGCGCCGCGGTCAGTGCCGTGATCGCCGCGCATGTGCCGACCGACGTGACGATGCAGTGGCTGTTCCCGCCGTGCCCGGGCGACCAGATCATTCAGTGGGGCAGTCGCGCCTACGTGCAGAACCAGGGCGCCAAGCTCTCGACCGTCTACGGGCTGTGGAAGCTCGAACTGTCGACCGGCTTCCCGTGGTACGGCTTTGAGCAGTGCAAAGACGCGGCGGGCGCGCCCGTCACCATCTCGGCCACCTGTGCGCCGTGGCGGCCCTATGTCGGCGTCGGCGGCGATCCGGTGGCGACGGGCCTGTTCTTCCACTCGCCCGCGCAGATCAAGCGTCGCCTCGGCTTTCTGACGGACGCCAACCGGGTCCTAGTGCAATCGTCCGGCACCCACATCTTCGAGCTCGCGCCGATGGAGCGCTTGGTCGACGGGCCGATGTACGCCGAGATCCATATCAGCACCGGCGGCGTCTTCCCGACCTTCCGCACTTTCTATGCCGAGTGGCGGCAGCGGATCGGCCTCGATGCGAGCCTACCGATCGGCCTTGAACTCGGCCTGCTGCTGCGCCTGGGCGACCACTCGCTCGACATGACCCCGTTGTCGTCGAAACGCGACAACCCGACGCTGCTCGTCGGCCAGACCCTGCGCCTCGATCCGTCGGCCGCCAGCATCACGTTGCTGGCGCTTGAGCCCGGCGTCAAAGCCACCGTGGTCGTCGTCATTCCCTGATTACCTTGAGGCCCCAATGAAAATGCTGTCCCGTGTCGCGCTGCTCGGTCTCGCCGGTCTGGTCGTCGTGAGCGTCGTCAGCGTGCCGACGTCGGCGGGGATCATTGCGCCGTGCGCGTCGCAGCATGTGACGATCGGCGATCTCGTCCTCGACATTCGTGGCAACGAAGGATCGCAGCCGACGGGCGGGACGGATCAAACGAAGTGTATGAACGGCATCTCGTCGCTGACCCACGTGTTGTTGCCGTCCGCGAACGCCGTGAGCGCCAATCGGGCGTTGCTCGACGCCGAGCACATTCTCTCTGCGGTCTCGACGGGCAGCGATTTCAGCAAGACCGGCAACTTCGGGACCTTCTTCACGCCCCGTTTTGGCGCCTTCTCGACCGTGCGGGCCACGGCGGAGCAGGTCACCCTGCACCGGAACGCGTTCGATGAGCGCTGGAACGCGGCGTACTCGGACACGTTCACGGTGTCGGCGCCGAACAAGATCGATTTTGCCTCGACCATCACGCCGATGGACGCGAGCAAGTTCACCAACCCCTACGGCACGTGGATGATGCGGTTTCAGGCGAACTACACGGCGGCCATGCTGGACCGCGCGATCTGGTTCGTCGGCAAGCTCGGGCCGGCCGGCGCCGAACAGTGGATTCGGGGCAACGCGCCGGATGATCCCGGCCTTGTCTACGGCGGGTCGTATCGACATGAGCTGTCGCCGGTGTTGGCCTTCGATCCCGCGAACGTGGCGCCCTACAACCTGGCGGCGTACGACTGGCCGCGCTACACGAAACCGTACTTCATAGTGCCGTTAGCGAGCGGGCAGATGCTGCAGGTCATCTTCGATCGCACCTACTCGTCGGTCGACGAAATCAGATGGCCCGAAATGAAGTGGTTCAAAGGCAAACTCGCGACGGATTACACCTACATCGTCCGCCATCCGGTGTCCGGCCGAACGTATGGCTATCGGGGCCGACTGCTGCTCGAGCCGGTGTTCGACTTCGCCATCGCGACGGCGAACTACGCCGCCTACCACGCCGACCTGGCCGGCACGTCGTGGCCATAGACCAAGGTGCACTAATCACAGAAAGCACGGACCCCATGAAACGCGAACTCTCGATCGTCGTTGTCGCGCTGCTCCTGCTGACGCGGCCCGTCGCCGCGCAAACGAACGACTGCCTCGCGACGCATCCCGCGCTCACAGCGCTCGACGACGCCACGATGATCGCCGCGTACCGGGCCAGCTTCATCGGGATCTACGGCCGCGAACCCTCGATGCAACCCGGCTCCGGACTCGACGACGGGATGTACTGGGTCTCGGTCAGTAATCATTACGGCGCGTTCGGCGACCGGATCTGCCGAGCGGGATGGAATCGCTATTGGGAGGGGAAGCTCCGGGGCGTCGATAGCCTCGATCCGTCGCTCGGGGATCAACCGGCGCAATTTCAGCCAGGCGCGCCCATTCCGACACCGACCCCTCAACCCGTCCCTTCGCCCATTCAGGGACCGCCCGGACCGATCGGCCCGAAAGGGGACAAGGGCGACAAAGGGGATCCCGGTGGGGTGCCGACGTCGACGCTCGAGCAGCTCCTGCAACGGATCGGAACGCTCGAGTCTGAAGTCTCCACGCTGAAGGCGCGGCCCGCGCTGATCAATTGCGACGCATCGGTGAGTCTCTTCGGGATTCGTCGACAACCGGTGGATTGGGGCTGTGTGCTCCAGGGGAAACCATGAACGCGGCCCTTCTCGATCTCGTCTGGCTGTGGCTCCGAGTACTCGCGGCCGCCGTCGTGCTCTGGTGGGTCTGTCGCGGCGGCTGGGGGATGCTGCGGCGGTTCTCGCGGTATACCCGACTCCCGACCCAGGCGGTGTATCTGGCCGCCCCGCACGCGATCTTGACGGTGGGGGACGTCGTGACGATTCGCGGCCGGGCGGACGATGGCGAGGTCTTTCAGGTTGAACGGAAGATCCTCGAACTGAACAGCCAGCGCGTGACGTTGGCCGCGTTCCTCGTCGTGCTGGCGCTGCTCGTGCCTTCGACAGCTCGCGCGGCCGACGACGAACCGCACGCCGTGATCACCCACGTCGCGATCGCCGCCTACATTGCGGCAAGCGGCGCGGACCTCAGCACGACGATGTACGCAATCGGGAGTCGCACCGGGCAGGAAGGGAATCCCTTGTTCGCCCCATTCGTCAACACGCCCTGGGCGTCGGGCGTCGTCAAGATGGGCGTCGCGGCGGCGACCGCCTGGGGCTTAGTGAAGCTCCACGAGAGTCATCCGAAGATCGCGCTCATCGCAGCGATTTCCGGCACGGTGTACTTTTCCGCGATCGCGGCGCACAATGCCCGCATCAGCGGAGGAGCCCGATGACCGTCTCGATGTCGACCGACCTCGACCGTCAGCCCGCGCCGATCGATCCGTCCGCCGGCGTCGTCGTGCACGTCGCCGGGGATTTGTATCTCTCGTTCGACCACGCGCCTGCGATCACGCAGAGCCTGCAGCGCGTCGAAACTGTTCTTGAGGTTCTGCGCCAACAAGGAGTCTCGCTTATGACCGTCGCCTCCAACATCCAGGATCTCATCGCCGCCATGAACACCGCCACGAACGCGATCGCGGCCCGCATCGCCGCGCTGATCGCGCAAATCAGCGGCGGCCTGTCCGCGTCTGAAGCGGAGAGCGTCAACGCGGAACTGACGACGCTGAAGACGCAGCTCGAAGGCCTCGGCGCGAATCCCGACAATCCGGTGCCCGAACCGCCGCCGCCGACCGCGCGCAAACACACGTAGGGTCCAGGGTCGAGGACGGGGGAGGATCACTCCCTCGTCCACCAAAAACTAGAAATAGGTAGGAAGCCCCTGCAGTCGCGCGGGGACCATTCACAGTGCGGCGAGCCCTTAGCTACCGCGGCGCGGGACTGGAGACTGATGCCTGCGCACGCAGGATCAAGAGTCGCGCACGTTCCTTCTCTTTCATCCTCCACAACACGTCCGAGTCGATGTGCAGTTCATAGGTCGTGAACCGCGCGCCGCAACCCAGACAGCGGCGCCGCCGACGG